CAAAAACAACGATAAATCCCATTCTTAACACTTAACCAAGCCTCATAGCGCTGATACTTGCCTGTTGCGTCATAACAATCCTCATGCGCCCATTCCATACGACCAGCAACATAGCCGACCAAGATACCAAAGAAGAACGCTGATATAACAAAACCACGCATCAAAATAGACATTCGCCTAACCTTTCCCAAGCCTCTTTAAACGGGTTTGGTTTGACCTGTTGATTGACTTTGAGATAGAAACCAGAGTCTAACTTACAATGATTCTGTGCTTCTTGCTTACTTGCAAAGCACCGCACAATTTCATTGTATTCGTCTCTAACCTCAAAACGGAGTTTCATCGGCATCCTCTGCAACAGCCCTACCGACTAATCGATTGACCTTATCAGCGATAGCGACATCCAAATCAGCCATCACTGCCTCATATCCGTAATCACCGATTAAATCGACAAAGTCCATCATTATGAAATGATACCTTGCTTCTTCGTTGTGGTGCATAAATCCTCCTTGTAATTGAGACAATATCATAGATTAATAATAAATACAACGACATAAATACAACAGAAAACTATTGACAGAATCATAAAAGTATGCTACCCTCACTATATAGATTCTGCATTGTTCTTTAGATCTCTAGAGCTTTAGAGTTTAAATAATAATTTAAATAATAGAACTATATTATCTATAAAGGTCTTTAGTGCTCTAACGATCTGCATAGACATCACCATGAAAGTCATCTAAATCAACAGAATCTTGATAATAATCGTATTCAGCGTCAGGACTAGGCATCTCGGTTTCATGCAACAGGTCTTTTCTGTCGATTGTTGGAATCAAGATCTCTAAACCTGTGTAGCAGTCTTGACACATATCCAAGTATTTGCCATCAAGGGTTTTCCGAGTAGCTTCGTAATCATTTAATAATTTATCGCATACTGTGCAGTGCATCATTTTCTCCTAAAGTTTATCGCAGTTAATAATTTTACCATCAGCACAAATATAACATACTGTCGTGCCTTTGGGTGTATCAATAATAACAGTTTTACAAGCATAGACTCCGCTTGATACCACCATTGAGGTCAGGAAAGCTAGTAATTTCATATATTATCCTTTTAAGTAATCTAAGCGTTGAAATGTTTCATCGTCTCTGATATTGTTAAAAACAGGATACAAAGTGCATAAATACTTTTGAGGATCTGATTCATCAATCCAAATATTTATATCAATCGTGTTATCCCAAGCATTCCAATAATCTTCTAAGATAAAATCTACTTGTTCTGGTTCATTAGTATCTTTAATACCCTCAATTAACCCTCGAACAAAGGCTTTTATCTCATTTAATTCACTATCGGATAAGTTTTCAATATTAGTATTCATTTAATTCCTTTCGAGTTAGATACAACGATCTCAGTATTACATAAATTTTATTTGTCAACATTAGGATAAACCCTAACCCACCATTTAGGTCACCCTTCAGGTCACCATTGAGGTCACCTTAGACTACCATTTAGGTCACCGCTTAAGTCACCATTCTAGTCATATAAGTGGGAAATTGTATATAATGAGAAACATTTTATAATATGAAAAATATGTAAAAATCTAAAGCTGTAAACCTAGGGTAAACCCTAATTCGATTTTAAGGGCATTTTTAGGGCTTTTGAGCATCTTTAGCTGTTTTTGATACCCTGATTCATCTGACCCTATTTTAATGCCATAGAGAGCGTTTTAAGGGCTTATAAAGGGTATTGATTAGATATAAATAGGGCATAGGGCTTTAATACAGGGCTTTAGGGCAATAAAAAACCCTGATCCATACAGCGATCAGGGCAAAGGGTTTAAGGGTTTATAGATCTAATAAAGAAATATTAATAAGATCAATAATCGGATTCGCATAAAAAATTCATAGATCCTAGAAATAAGCGATCTCATTTTCTGCCCTTGCGATTTTAGATTCTTCGCTAGATAACCAATCGAATATATTTTTTGCATACGCAAAATCAGATATAGATCTGATAAAAGTATTTTCATCAATTTGATTATCCATAACCATAATTGCTAGATCCTGAAAACTAGCTAATCCAAATCTAGATATAAATCTTTTTGCTTGCGTATAGGATAGTGATCCTGCTTTATCGTATCCGAGATCAAAAAAATCATTCACAGCAAGATCTAATTCTCGATCTACATAATCATTAGCATTATCAATACTATTTTGAGATCCATAGCTTGAATAATTACCATAACCATAATTATATGAATTGTAATTATAGGAATAAGAATTGATTTTAGGTTTATCAGGATTTTCTAAAATCTGGCTTTCCCATAAAGTTAAATCATTTTCGGGATTAGCTTTAGCTGTATTGCTAGCACTCCATGCGTAAGTATTGGATAACCATAAACCTGCCCAATAAACCCCTTGATCCTGATTTATGACAGCTTGCCGTCCTAAGTTATCCATAATCACAAACTTATTAGAAGTGCCAATATGATCCGAGATTATTTCATTAAATGATTCTGTAAAAGCATAATCGGGATTTTTAGCGAGCATAGGCACTAGGTAATTTTTAATATAGTGCCATGTATCAGATTTGGATAAATCATCTTTATTGTCTGTATGCAAAATACCATTATGCATTAACCAGAGATCAATTCCATGATCTGCTTTATTTAATACTTCGTATGGGTGACAGTTGATTAAATCAATATTGCCATGAGTTTTCATTCTTAAATGAAATGCACAATCAAAACCAAATATATGCTTTTCGTAAAAGTTTATAAAATCATCTGCATCTTTAGGTAGAATCTTTTCAATGATTAATTGATTATTTTTAGATCTCATAACGCCTATTCCATCAGCATTGTAAGAATAAAAATCCTTAAGCCATTCATGGGATAACTTCGGGCTAATTTTCGATTGCGTAATAAGTAAACACATAATATATAAATCCTTTATAAGTTGATTAAATTAAATTTCTGCTGTTGATAATTGATTATTTTCAATTCTCGGGTTTGGTTTATCCAATTCAGGCACATCAAATAAATGTGATTTTAGATATGCCCTAAGATATTTGGTATCGGATCTATTTTCTGGTTTGCAGATAAATTGAATGAAATTATCTGTCGTTAAATCTTGATACCCGTTATCTTTACAGAAAAACCATGTTGCATAAGTAAATTCTAAGCATGACATTATTGATTCGAATTTTAATGTGCCTTTAAATAACCTAAATTCGATTGTATTGTCATTATGAAAATTAAGACATTCATAGCGATCTTCGTTTAATTGTCTTAATGGATCTCCTGATTTTTTAGCAGATTTTAACCATGAGTAATCAGCTTTTTTATTCAATACTTTACAGAATCGATTACTAGATCTTCTAGCGATTGTTTTAATCAGCTTTTGATTACCAGAGTCATTCATAAATAAAATCATTTTTGTCGCATGATTCAAAGTAACATTTCTTTTATCAATATGAATATGTAATCCACAGGTAGAAGTATCGTGAGATCTTAAACCCCGAATTGGTTTTTTGAAAAATGCTAATTGTTTTTCATGCACATCTAAACCTGTATATCCCGTAACTAATTCAAAACCATTATTTAATGATCCATCATCTTCTGCTAAACAATATGTGTATCGATCATTTTTATTATCTGTATATACGCCAATATTATTTAAAATCATTTCTGCTTTATCGGATCTCGAATAATCTTCGTTTACTTCAATTTCTAATTCTAAACCTAGAAATATTTGAGATTTTCGTTTATCGAATAGTGATGGAATTTTGCCTAGATTATCTGCCGAGGAATGATATTCACCAATAATCGAATCATCATCATCATCATTTTCATGATAGTTTTCATCATCTTGATGGACATATTGCCCCGATCGATCGTGATAATAGTATTCGTCAAAACAGCTATTGCAAACTATTCTATCTCCATCATAAGCAGTGTGAAAATTACTATCGATCTCCACTAATCCACAATCCTCGCAAATTCCAAAATCATAATGATTAAATTTGCAATTAAAGAGATCCACTACATCACTCATAGATGATCTGATAGTGCGATATTCATAATCATTGATTAGATCCATAGCTTGATCGTGATCCTGATCTTTTACAGCTTGTGAGAATAGGCTAGCGAATTGTTTTCTTAATACTTTACGATTCAATAAAGCAGATAAGGCACAACCAATATCTCTATGATATTTTCTATTACTTGAAATATTGTCTTTCATGCGATTCCTGATTTGCTCTTTCGCATGCTCTAATCTGTAATTGTCTTTATAGTGTTTATAAGTTTGCATTAAATTCATGGTATTAAATCCTTTATAAGTTGATTAGATAGAATGAATGACAGCTCTGACAGCTTGAATGATTACATAAGCGACACATAGGAATAGAACGACATTCCACAGCTTATCTTTTGTGTATTGATTCATATAAAACCCTTTATAGAATATGCCGATATTGGCACTATCGATTGTAAAGCCCTGTAAAGCCCTGTAATTAGTAATAACCCTATGTTTACTATATTCTTTAGTTATATTGTCTAACCCCTAAATGCCTGTATTGGTTATATGCTTAATAGTGCATATATAGGTACATCTCAAGCCCTCATTCTCTGACTTTTAAGCCAGCATAGTTAAAAGCTATTAAGATCTATAAAATCGATAGTTTTTCGCTATCGGGGGGGAGGGGTCTGTGTAGTGACAGTAATTTGCTGTAGCCTCTATAGCATACAAAATAGTAAAAAAGCACTATATTGCACTGCAATGTAAGTCCCTGATAACAAAAGAAGAAATAAATAGGGACAGAGTAGACAATAAAGGGACACAGTCAGTGCCGGAATGAAGGCTATATTTTTACGGAATCTGCGCACCACAGGGTCGCTAAAGTTAAGTACCCTATAAAGAAAAAAACAACAAAGTACTTGACAAAAAAGAAAAAGTATGATATAGTTCTACCTATGTAGAAGCTGGTGACGAAGCGTTAGGGAAACTTCGATACAGTCTCTAGACATCTGATGCGGTGCTATAGCACTCTTTAGCATGATTACAGGTCTCTGTGTCTGTATAGCTAATAACCATATAAATAAATCATATAGAAAACCTTCTATATAGAATGTCTCCCGTAAGGAAAAAGACAATGTCTAATAGTATTCCCCCTGTCGTTACCACCGAGGTCTTAGAAAAACCTCCTCGACCAAAGATACAACGTCGTAAGTTAGGTCGTCCCCTAAAGAAGGACATCGAGGCTAAGAAAAAAGGTAATAGAGGTAAGGTCGGAAGACCAGCCGGAGACTCAGCACGAATTGCTGAATTCAAAGCCAGATTGCTTGGCACCTCCGGAGATAAGATAATTGAGACACTTATCGCCAAAGCATTAAATCCTGACGATAAGGATAACATGGCGGCACTAAAGTTGTGTGTCGATAGGATTCTGCCAGTGTCGGTATTCGATGCCGCTAAGAACGGTGGTTCAACACCGCAAATAAGTATAAATATCACAGGTCTTACTAACCCTGCGGTGGACGCTGGTGTCGTAGACATGGTGGAAGAAGACGATGACCAGTCTTAACTTCCAGCTGCTAAAGTGGCAGCAAGATGTCTTTAAGGATAAGACTCGCTTTAAAGTAATAGCAGCAGGGCGGCGGTGCGGTAAGAGTCGTCTAGCAACGATGATGCTCATTATAAAGGCATTAGAAGCTCCGGAGGGGAGCGCTGTACTTTACGTCTCCCCGACGCTTGGTCAAAGTAGACAAATCATCTGGGACAGCCTCCTAGAGATTGGTAGACCTGTTATTAAGTCTGCTCACATTAACAATCTGGACATCACCTTGGTGAATGGTCGTAAGATTCATGTCAGAGGCGCAGACAACAGCGATACCCTTCGTGGTTTGAGTCTGTACTACGCAGTCTTAGACGAGTGTGCCTTTATTAAGCAGGAGACTTGGGAGAAGATTGTTCGTGCTTCTCTGTCGGATAAAAAGGGAGAAGCTATGTTCATCTCCACTCCGTCAGGGCGTAACTGGTTTTACGATATGTATAAACTAGGGATGGAAGAAGAAGACGAAGAATGGAAAGCATGGCACTTCACCACTAAAGATAATGAGACGATTGACCCGAAAGAGGTGGACGCAGCAAGGAAGACGCTCTCGTCTTTTGCGTTCAAGCAAGAGTACGAAGCATCTTTTGACAATGCCGGTCAAGAAATCTTCAAGGAAGAATGGATTCGTTATGGCGAAAACCCTCAGTACGGGGACTACATTATCGCTATCGATTTGGCAGGATTTGAAGAGGTGGCGAAGAATGCTGGTGCTACAAAGAAACGCTTAGATGAATCCGCTATAGCAATTGTAAAAGTAGAAGACACTGGAGATTGGTTCGTTGAGAAGATTGTACATGGTCGTTGGGACATTAAAGAGACAGCAGCAAAGATACTTCGACTTGTACAAGAATACCAGCCGATGGCTGTAGGCATTGAACGAGGGGCGCTAAAAAATGCAGTGCATCCTTATTTAAACGATTTGATGCGTAAGAACAATGTCTATTTCCATATTACGGATTTGACGCACGGCAACAAGAAAAAGACTGAGCGAGTAGCTTGGGCGTTACAGGGTAGGTTTGAACACGGTAGGATTACCCTAAACGAAGAAGAAGACTGGAAAGAGTTTGTAGATCAATTACTACAGTTCCCTACCGCTAATGTCCATGATGACCTTGTGGACGCACTGGCGTATATCGATCAGATGGCTTTGACTAGCTATCAACAAGACTACGAAGAAGAAAGTTATGAAGTACTAGATGTAATTTCTGGCTATTAAAGGAAAACCATGGCTGAATTTAAAAACGAAGAACTAGGACAAAACGAGTTTGATCAACCAACCGAATCAGACAAAGAGATTGTTGAGTTCGTTGTAGGACACTGTGATCGCTGGCGTGATCATCGTGATACAAATTACTTAGAAGAGTGGAAAGAATATGAAAGAATATTTAGAGGCAAGTGGGCTGCAGAAGACCGTACTAGAGAATCTGAGCGCAGCCGTATTATCTCCCCAGCGACTCAGCAAGCTGTGGAAACAAGACACGCAGAGATTTGTGAAGCAGTATTCGGAAATGGTGAATGGTTTGACATCGCTGATGACCTTGTGGACCAACAACCTTTCGATGTGGAAGCAATTAAACGACAGCTCAAAGAAGACCTAGAGAAAGAGAATATTAAGAAGGCTATTACTCAGGTTGAGTTAATGGCTGAGATTTATGGTACTGGTATCGGTGAGTTGTCGGTCTCTAAGAAGACTGAGATGTATCCACAGACAATGCCAATGCAAGACGGTACTGCAGCCTACGGAGTGATGGAGAAGGATTATACTTGCATTAAGCTAAATCCCATCAATCCTAAGAACTTTCTGATTGACCCTAACGCTGTTTCGGTTGATGACGCAATGGGAGTTGCTATCGAGTCTTATGTCTCTATCCACCAAGTTGTTGCAGGTATGGAAAAGGGTATCTATCGTAAAGTAGATATTCAACCTTACGGACAAGATGATGATTTAGAACCAACACAAGAAGAGATTCAGTTTAAAGATGACAAAGTAGTACTCTTGAAATATTATGGTTTAGTACCTCGTGAATACATTGAACAACTGGAGAACAAAGAAGGTGAAGAAGTTGTTGACTTATTTCCGGAGGATAGCACTGCGGATCAGTATAGCGACCTCGTCGAAGCCATTGTTGTTATCGCTAATGGCGACCTCCTCCTCAAAGCGGAGAAAACTCCATACATGATGAAGGATCGTCCTGTCGTAGCATATCAGGATGATACCGTTCCTAATCGCTTCTGGGGTCGTGGCACAGTCGAGAAGGCTTACAATATGCAAAAGGGCATCGATGCTCAGTTGCGTAACCATTTAGATAGCCTAGCTCTCACTACTTCGCCAATGATTGCAATGGACGCTACCCGTCTACCTCGTGGCGCTAAGTTTGAAGTCAAGCCCGGCAAAGCAATCCTCACCAACGGTAATCCAGCGGAGATCCTATTCCCATTCAAGTTCGGTTCTACCGATCCGGGTAATCTAGCAATTAGCCAGAACTTCGAGAGAATGTTGCTACAAGCTACTGGCACAACCGATGCCGCTGGTCAACCAACAGCGTTTACTCGTGATGGTGCGGCTCAGATGTCGATGTCTGTTGCTGGAATTGTCAAGAAGTACAAACGTACCCTAACAAACTTCCAAGAAGACTTCCTCGTGCCATTGATTCGTAAGGCAGCGTGGAGATTCATGCAGTTTGATCCTGAGCGTTATCCTGCAGCAGACTTTAAGTTTATCCCAATGGCTACTTTAGGCATCATTGCCCGTGAATACGAGCAACAACAGCTTATCGCATTGCTCCAAACCCTTGGTCCTGATACTCCAGTACTACCGATGATCCTAAAAGGCATTATTGCTAGTTCTAGTCTGCCAAATAGAGCTGATATGCTCCAGCAATTAGATCAAATGATGCAGCCTAACCCAGAACAACAGCAATTAGCTCAAGCAGAGCAGCAATTGAAGCTACAAGCTGCACAGGCAACTATTAAGCAACTCGATGCTAGTGCTGCTAAAGACATGGCAGACGCTCAGAAGACCATGGTTGAGGCTCAATTGGCTCCTAAAGAGGTCGAAGCTAAGGTTATTTCTGCTGTTTCACGCAATTTACCCAGTGAAGACAATGCTGCTAACGTAGAATTTGATCGCAGGGTAAAGATTGCTGAATTAATGCTTAAAGAAGCTGACTTAAAGAACAACACCAAGATTGTTGAAATGCAAATGTCAGACAAAATGGCAACAATTGGTAAAGCAGAAGAAGAGTTTCTAAATAACTTAACTGAGAAGCTATCAAACAATGGCTAACATCAAAGACTTTATCAAGAAAATCGGTAATAGTGCTGTTTCGTTAGAAGAACAGCAGCAAGCCTTAGCTCAAGTAGAGCAAACTATCATCGAAGCGAAGCAAAAGCGTACTGAAGCAGTCGGTAAGAACGCTGATATGGTGATTCAAGCATTAAAAACCATTGAAGCCAAGCTAGAAGCGAAGTTAACCGAGCTAAATAACACTCCTGCAAAGCAAGGCATCCAAGGTCCAGCAGGACAGGACGGTAAAGATGGCAAAGACGGTAAAGCTGGTCGTGATGGGATTAACGGCAAAGACGGTACTGACGGAAAAGACGGTGTAGACGGCAAAGACGGTATCTCTGTTGTTGACGCTAAGATTGACTTTGATGGTTCTTTAGTTGTTTACTTATCTAACGGTAACGAAATTGATTGCGGTCAGATCCTACAGCCTGAAGTTGCTAGAAACATTATCATTAGTAGTGGCGGTTCTGGTACATCACAGGTTGTTACCGATACTTTAGTATCTCTACAGAACCAAATCAATACTTTAACTGGTATTGATGGTGTTTTAGGCGATATGGCGCAGCAAAATGCCAACGCAGTAGCTATTACTGGTGGAACGGCAACACTTACTAGCGTAACTACTCCAATAGTACAAGCTACAAACTCTGCTGGTTTAGCACTTAGAAACTCAGGTGGCACAACTCAAATTAGCATGGGTGCAGGTGGTGGCGATAATGTTACTATTGCTGTAGCTACAAATATTAATGGTGCAAACGCACAGATTGACATTAGCCCTACTGGTACAGGTCATGTCCATATAAAGCCTACTGGTGTTAATTCTGTTGAAATTGCTCCTACTTATGTTGGAGAGATGGATAACATAACTATTGGCTCAATAACACCCAAAGCAGGTACATTTACTACGATTACAGGACAGACAGAAATATTAAATGGTACAGGTCAAAATTTAGTTACAAATTCACAAGTATTTACAAGTAATTGGAATTTAAATGGTTTATCTGCAACATCTAATACAACAACCGCACCTGATTCAACAAACACAGGAAGCACAATAACAGCTAATGCTGGCACTAATATTCTTCACCAGTTCTATCAAGGAACTTATGCTTACTTAACATCTACAACTGTAGCATTTTCTATTTATGCTAAAGCGGGAACAAACAATTTTTTATCAGTTAATGTTGGTAATTCAAACGGTTTTTATGCAAACTTTAATATCAGTAACGGTACTGTAGGTCAATCATCAGGATTAGGAACAGGAACATTAACATCTGCTACAGCAACTTCTGCAGGTAATGGCTGGTATAGATTAGTTATTGTTGGAAGAACTGTTGACTCTCCTTTTGCATTATTTAGTATGTCTAATGCGGCAACTTATACAGCAGATGGACTTGGAAGGCAAACTTGGACTTCATTAGGAACAGAAACTGTTTTTGTTTGGGGCGCACAACTAGAATATGGAACTGCAGCTTCAGCATATACAGTTACTACATCAGCTTTAGTTTTTAATAGACCAAACTTATCGTTTAACAGTGCCGCTCAAATTGGCATGGAATCTAACGGCAGTTTATATTTGCAACCTAATAGCACAGGCGCATTACAAGCACAAGCTACTACATCTACTACAGCAGGTGGTAATGCTAGGGGTGCTAATGCTGTTGATTGGCAGACACTTAGAAATGCGGCTAGTCAAGTTGCTTCTGGGCAATTAAGTTTTATTGGTGCTGGCACAAGAAATACAAGCAGTGGGACATATGCTGGTGTAGTTGCTGGTTACACAAACTTAGCTAGTGGATTTTCTTCTTTTGTTGGTGGTGGTAATAACAACTCAGCATCCAACACATATACATCCATCACAACAGGTGTTTCTAATACAGCAAGTGGTCTTTGGTCTACTGTTGTTAATGGTTCAAGTAATACTGCTGCTGGCTATTTTAATTTTATAGGTAATGGATTTACTAATAGCGGAACAAGTGGTTCTGCCGTAACAACCCAAAGCGGAACAATGAACGCTACTACAGCCGTTACATTGTCAGGTTCTAACGCTAATATTAAAGTCGGTCAGTACATCACAGGCACTTCTATTGGCGATGACACCTATGTAGCCGCCATTAGCGGAACAGCCCTTACTTTAAGCAAAGTAGCATCAGGTTCATCTACAAGCACTCTATCTTTCTTTACTCCTCATGGAGTAGTAGTAGGCGGTGGTAATAACCAAGCTACAGGGGCATATAGTGCAATTCTAGGCGGAGGCGATGCGGGCAGTAGTGCTAATAGGAATGTGGCTAGTGGGGATTGGAGTTTTGTTGGTGGCGGTAGAGCAAATACAGCAAGTGGGCTTGCTTCTGTTGTTTGTGGTGGTGGAACTGATGGAACAAATATTGGTGGAAATACTGCAAATGCCGCATATTCTGCTGTAGTTGGTGGATTTGCAAATTTTGCACAAGGAACAGGGGCTTTTGTTGGTGGCGGCTTATCAAATAATGCAAATTCTATTTATTCATTTATTGGCGGTGGTGTAAATGGAACAACAAGATTATTGCAAGGAGGTCAAACTTTCCCTGCTTGCGTAAACCCCGTTGCTAATGGTGCTGGTTTTTCGCAATCTGCTTTATTAATTCTTGGTCGGCAAACAACTGATGCAACAGCTACTGCTTTAACTTCTAATACATCAGCCGCAGGAACAACAAACCAAGTAATACTACCTAACAACTCTGCTTACTTCTTTACTGGAGAAGTTATATCAGGAGTAACTGGCGGTGGTAACACTAAAGGCTGGACTATCGAAGGGGTTATCAAGCGAGGTGCTAATGCGGCATCTACTACACTTGTTGGGGTTACAGTCACATCCATGTACGCTGATGTAGGGGCGGCAACATGGACTATTGCAGTAACAGCA